TACCCCAACTAAACTCTACTTGTCCTATATTAAGTATCCCCCAAAGATAGATAAAAAAGGATATGTGAATTTTGATGGAACTCCATCTTCAGATCAAGATTGTATATTACATGATTACCTTGAAGATGAACTGTTGGATTTAACAGTAAATGCATTAGCTGAATATACAGAAAATACTGCTGCTGCAAATGCCACTCAACAAAAAATGCAAACAAATAAACTTTAAACAATAAATAAATGGCTGATTTTTCATTAACCACCGTATTTGTAGTACCAGTAGGAAATACTCTACCTAGCTCTGGCTCTACGCAAGACCTCACCGCAGGTCAATTCGGTTTCTTTCTCCCATCTTATGCATTTGCAACTGCTGCAAATATAGATGATGCTGGGAATAGATATTTTTACGTAGCTCAAGGTAGAACAAATACATACTTACAAGGTACTAAAAGATCAGGCAGAATTGCTGGTGCTTTACAGAACGGAGGTACAAATTTATACAACAATGTAACTGAATTTTACAAGGTTGTCGGTTGTGCTACTTCTGCTGTTCAAGTAACTGATATTTCAGGATTCTCTGTACAGTGTGGTGAGATTGTTACTTTAACTCTGAGAGCATTCTCAAGTTATATTAGTACTCTTTATTTCAATGGTTTCACTCGTTCAGTAACAGTTCAAGCCCCTTGTTGTGAGTGTGGTGGTGATCCATGTACTGATGTTGATGTACCTGCATTGATTGACGAATTAATCCTTGCCTTGCAAACACAAGCTCCAAGTACAAACGTTGGTCCTAATATTAGCTTTAATACATTCTATCAGTTCCAAAGAATTGGTAATGATGCTAACGCTATTCTTCGTATCTCTGGTAAGCCTCTTACTGCATACGCTCAACCATGCGATATTTCTGCATTCCCTTGGGAATATGACAGAATGTGGTTTAGAGCTTGGGCATATACTGGTCCAGAAACAACTGCTGATTTCTTAGTAGCTGATGCTTGTGATGTTGTAGCAACTGCTACAGTAACTCAACGTGCTAGCTATCCAATTGGATCTTCTAAAGAGATTGCACAATTAGAAATTGACTACTATAGCTACCAAGCTGGTTATCTGAAATCTCTGTTCACAACAGCAGGTTACAATGCTAACTTTGAATCTTGGGTAACTGATGGTACACTGTATGACACATTCTACATTAAATTTAACGCTTACGATAAGTCTGAATATCAGTGGGGTGATTATATCGAAGAAGATCAAACAGTAGTAATTGCTGTTCCTCGTGCACAAACTGCTGCTATTGAAGCAATTCTAGAAGCCGCTCTTGGAACTGTAGCTGATGACTTGACTTGTATCACTACTACTTCGACCACTACAACCGTATGGCCTACTACTTCTACAACTTCAACTCTGATTCCTTAATCTGAAGGTAGATAATAATTAATAAAAGGGAGAAGAAGGTCAACTTCTCTCCCTTTTTTATTTTAAACTAACTTAAAATGGCAGAATTAAATTTAGATATATTAGTAATTAATACCTATAGTCCTAAAACTTTAGGAATAGCTGATATTTCTACATATCCGGATACTCCTCCTGTTCAATCTCCAACTATAGAAATAACTATTCCTGGTTTAGGAATGGTAAGCCTTCCTTTTACTCCCTCTGATTTTAATGTTTTTAACTCAGGTACTTTAGAAATTACTGAAGTAGGAGAAGATTTACAAGATCTTCCAGATGGAGTTTATACCCTTAAATATTCTGTAACTCCAGCCTATGAAAATTATGTAGAAAAAAACATAATTAGAGTTGATCAGTTACAGCAAAAATTTAGTGAATCATTTCTTAAATTGGACATGATGGAGTGTGATAGAGCAATTAAAACTCAAGACAAAGTAACTCTTAGCACAATATATCTCCTTATCCAAGGAGCCATAGCTTCTGCTAATAACTGTGCTGTAGAAGAATCTAATAAACTGTATATCCAAGCAGCTAAATTATTAGACAATTTTAACAGAAAAGAGTGTGGTTGTTCAGGAAGTAACTATTTAACCAACTTTACTTTATATTCTTAATATGGCAAAATGCAAAGATTGTGGTTTACCAGCATCCTGTAGTTGTCAACTTATAGGAGGAAGATGTTCTGCATGTAATTACAAATTTATACAAAGTCAAAATGCTCAATTCCAAACTAAATAGTTGTACTGATTGTGTATCAATTCCAGGCTTACTTGAATCCATAGATTGTAGGTTAACAGAATTGGCTAAAAATCAATATAATAATATCATTTTCGAATTAAATAGGAAATTACCTTTTGAAGCAATGTTTGACTTAGTACATTATAAGCAAATATTACTTTACAGAATTTGTAATCCTGAATATGCTGGTTGTACTTCTACAAGTAAAATAGCTAGCAGAGTTAAATTATTAACCCATAAATAAAAATCAATGGCATGTCACAATTGTTATAACGGCTGTATTGAAACAGTATCGGATAAATGTATTAAATATACTGGTGTTCCTGTTCCCCTTTTGGGAATTGAGACTGGAGATTCCTTGTCTTATGTAGAACAAGCAATTATTACGTTTTTAGGCTCTGTATTAGATGGATCTGGAATTAAAATTACTTTGGATGAAGAAGACTACTGTGAACTAGTTTCTCAATATCTTCAAACATGCCAGGATGTTACAGCTTTAGATTTATTTAGAGCTTTAGTAAAAGCAGCTTGTGATTTACAAACTCAAGTAGATGCAGTAGTTGAAGATATTGCTACCATAGAAGCTGACTACACAGTAGAATGTCTGGATGGTGTAGAATCAGGAGATGGAACTCATGCTATTGTACAATCAGTTATCACTAAACTATGTGAAATTGATGTTAATTTGGCTGCATTAGCTGCTGATGTAGATACTAACTATGTCAAATTGGCCGATTTAAATTCTTATATTGCTGCTTACATTGCTAGTACTGCTTCTGCCACAAGGTATTCTAGTAGAATGGTTCCTTATTGTCCTATCCCTTATGTGGGATCATTAAGTAATTTTGATGGCACTGGAGCAGGAATATCTGGTACAGAGTGGGAAGACATTTATTTATGTAATGGTTCAAATGGAACCCCTGATTTTAGAGGTAGAGTTCCTGTAGGAGCCATTGTAGGTGTCCCTGGAGGAGCAATGAGTTCTATTGTTAATCCTGCATCTGATCCAACCTTTAATCCAAATTATGCAGTGGGGGATATAGCGGGAGCTAATAAAATAACTTTAGCAATTTCTCAAATACCTTCACATACTCATGGTGTAACAGATCCTACTCATACACATGTTCTTGCTGTAAATGTGTCTACAAATGTAAGCTCTCCTTTATCAGCAGGTCAATATGTTACATACCAAGCAAATCTTGGAGGAAACGAAACATACACATTAACAAACGCCTTGAGTGGTACTCCAAATGTTGGTAGAGTAGGATTTGCATCAACAGGTATATCCAATCAAAACACCGGGGGGGGAGGAGCTCATGATAATAAACAACCTGTAATAGCTACTTACTTTATAATCTATATTCCATAAGTTATGTCTTTATGTTGTCCAGGAATGCCCTGTTATGGGCAAAATACTGTTGTTAATTATACCTATCCTTACGGAAGTGATTGTTGTCAAACTGGTCCTTATAGGCTTCCTTTGAGATCAGAGGATGTATATTACTCAGGGGCAAATTTGCCTTATACAGGTATACAGACTGCCATGCTCCTAACTGAAGCTATCCAAAGAATAGATGCAAAATTTAGTCCTGAAGAGTTAATAGATGCTTTTATAGAAGCTATTCAAAACAATCCAACATTAAAGTCAGCTCTCTGTGCAGAAATAGGAACATGCTAATTTTACCAAAATCAGGGTGTTTAGTTGGTTTTCATTCTGGTTTTAAAGCAGGTTTAAAAGCCTGCTTTTTTTATTTATAACCAGTTTGATTAATCGAATTAACTTTTCTAGTTAAATTATTTGGACATTTCGTTTCTAATATCTACCTTTACGGTGGATTTAAACTACACATAAATGAGTGAATTAGAGAAACTGACTAAGCTTGAAACCTTGCTTAAAAACAAGAAAAGTACATCATTTTATGCCACAAAATTAGGCATTTCAGAATTAGAAGTTAAACAATTATTAAAGAAACTTAGAAAAAAAGAAGACATTTTTGAAGACCTAGAAGACATTGAAAGACACATTAATATTGACAAAGGAGAATTAGAAAGTAAGGTAGAATCCACTTTTGACCCTAAATCTGTAGAAGAGTTAGCTCAATTGCATAAAATTGATTTAAATAAATACAAAATCTCGAATTATTGGTCAAAGGTAAAACCTAATGGTAAATTTACCTCTTCAGTATTTGCAACTCTCAGAAAACCAACAGATTACAATTTAGAGGATTTTACTAAATTTCTTAGTAATTGGAAAGCTCCTAAAACAGTCCCTCAGTTCTATCATTGGAATAAAGCAAATGAACCTGTAGATGTTGAATTAAATATTGCAGATTTTCACCTAGCAAAGAAGACTTTTGAAGGAGATAACCTTTATACTAAAGTACTTGATTACCATAAAGTTATAGTTGATTTAACAAGAAAGATCACGAATAATTACAATATTAATAAATTAGTATTCCCTATTTCTAATGATTTCTTCCATACAGATACCATACAAAATACAACTACTAATGGTACTCCTCAGGATGTGACTGCTTGGTTTGATGAAGAATATGAAGTGGGATTTGAATTATTGGCAAATGCTATTAATTATCTAACCACACAAGCCAAAGAAGTAGAAGTGGTTCTTGTCCAAGGAAATCATGATAGAACTAAAGGATTTTATGTAGCACATGCTCTTGAAGTCTTTTTTAAAGAATATAAAAATGTTAAATTCCAGAGAGAACATTCAACTGTGAAATCTGTAATTTTAGGAAATACATTTATTGGTTATCATCATGGTAATTCAGTTAAATTAGAGGCCCTTCCGTTGATATTTGCAACTGGTAAATATGCAGCTCAATTTGGCAATGCTAAATATAGAGAAATCCATACTGGTGACAAACATCACTATCTTGCAAAAGAAGTACAAGGAGTGAGAATCCAACAAATGCCTTCTTTGTCAAAAACTGATAGATGGCATAGAGATAATAATTTTGAGAATAAAGTACATGCAGCACTAGCTCTTGTATATGATCCTATCCAAGGAAAAATAGCAGAATTCGAAAGTAGAGTATAATATGGCAACATTAAGAAAATTGGTATCCGATGTCAGATCAACGCATAAAATGCTTAATTCTGACAATCAAATAAACGACAGGACTGTAGCTTCTGAAATCAGGAGTACTACTATTCTTCTTTTGAAGAGAGAAACCAATTTAAGGAGACTTTGGAGCACTTCTACAATTTTTGAAACATTACCTTGTTTAGAAATGATAGAAGTGCCTATTTCTGAATGTTGTGATTATGTAGATCCATGTACTGTTTCAAGAAGCAAGTACAAGCTTCCTCGTATTTCTGAAGGTAACTATCAATATCTTATCGATGGTGTTTATTCCATAAATGCTATGGGAGGAATGGGTAAACAATTTGATTATATAACAATCAAAAGATACATTAATCTTCTTAAATTACCCATAATTAAAAAAGAAACTTACTATTGGATTATTAACGATTATCTTTATACTAATAATCCTCTATTACAAGCAGTAAGAATTGCAGCCTTTTTTGAAGAAGATGTATCAAATGATATTAAATTTTCAGAATGCTGTGGTCAAACTGTTACTGATGATGAATATTGTAAAAATCCTTTAGATAGAGAATATGGCCTTCCAGGCTATCTACAGGAACAAGTAAAGTCTATGGTATCTCAAAAACTCTTATCTACATATTTTAATATTAAATCAGATATGACACAGGATGAGATAGACGGACAAGCTCCAAATACCAAACCAACCAACTAAACATGCCTAGAGTAGTAATCGAATGGAGATCTTCAAGCAGAGAGAACTACTCTAAATTTTGCAAAAAGAATCCAACAATTAAATTAACATTTACTGAATGGAGGAATATTTTATATT